AGCCGCAGCCGCTGGCTCCGGCATGAACGTCGGCGCCAAAGAGATCGGAAACTTCACGACCTATGCGGCGTCCGAGGCCCGCAAGCGTGCCATGTCCATCCCGACCGTCACCCGTGCCCGCGACCTGATCTGCGGGACGATCGGCTCGCTGTACCTCGAGGAATACCGGTGGATGTGGAACGGCGACGACATGGAACAGGTCCCGCAGGCTCCACGGTCGTGGCTTGCCCGCCTCGACAAGGGCGTCCCCAACAACTTCCTGTTCTCGTGGTTGGCGGACGATCTGCTGTTCTTCGGGCGCGGCTTCCTGTACGTCACCGAGCGGTACGCCGACGGCTATCCGAAGAACTTCACCCGCATGCCCGCCAACATGGTCACCACGGTGGACCAGCCGGGACCCGTGTTCTACGGCCCGTCCAAGCAGGTTGAGTTCAACGGCGCCATGGTTGACTACCGCGACGTCATCCAGTTCCTGTCTCCGGCGCAAGGGCTGATCTACACCACCCCTAAGGCGATTGAGACTGCCATCAAGTTGGAGCAGGCCCGGTACCGCAACGCGCTGACCAGCATCCCCAGCGTCGTGCTCCGCCAGACCGGCGGGGAGCCGCTGTCCGGGCAGGAACTTGCCGATTTGGCTGCCGCGTTTGACCGGGCACGCATCAACAACCAGACGGCCGCGGTCAACGAGTTCATCGAGGTGAAGGAGTCGTTTGCGACGCCGGACAAGATGATGCTGAACGAGTCGATCGAGTACTCGTCAAAGGACCTGTGCCGCGCCATCGGCGTCCCTCCGTACTTGCTCGGCATCGCAACCGGCTCGTACAGCTACACGAACTCGGAGTCGGCGCGGCAGGACCTGTACATCTTCGGCCTGAAGCCGCTGATCGGCTGCATCGAGGAGACCCTGTCGTCCGACAACGTGCTGCCCCACGGCACCGGCGTCCGCTTTGACGTGGACGACTACCTCAAGGCAACCACGCCCGACGACGACATGCCGGAAGTTGAAGAGAACACCCAGGAAAGGCTCGCCTAATGCTGAAGTTCACCGCCCCTATTAGCCTTGATGCTGCCGCACCGGACGGAGCGCCGAAGCGCACCATCACCGGCATCGCAGTCCCCTACGGGGTCGCCGCCACCGTCACGGACGGCACCGCGGTCCGCTTCGAGAAAGGCGCCCTGCCCACGGAGGGGAAGGCCCCGAAGCTGTTTCTCTACCACGACGCGACCCAGCCCGTCGGTCTGGTCACCGAGCGCGTCGACACGGAGGAAGGCATGCTGTTCTCCGCGAAGATCGCCGCGACCGCGGCCGGCGATGAGGCGCTGACCCTCGCCATGGAAGGCGTCTTGGACAGCGTTTCGGTCGGCGTAAACCCGACCAAGTTCAAGTACGACAAGGACGGCGTCATGGTCATCACCGCCGCCGAATGGCTCGAGTTGTCCATGGTGCCGGTCCCCGCGTTCGCCGGGGCAACGATCACCGAGGTCGCCGCCGCCGCAGAGGAAATCCCCGCAGAAACACAACCTGTCGCTATCGTGACGGCAGAAGCCACCCCCAAGGAGAACGAAGTGTCCGAGTCCCCCGCAGTCATCGAGGCGTCGTCCGTGGCGCCGGTCGTGTTCGCCCAGCCGAAGCAGTTCAAGATGCCGTCGGCTGCCGAGTACCTCGCCAAGGTCATGGCGGGCGGCTCCGAGGCGGACCAGTTCTTTGCGAACATCCGCGCAGCGGCGCCGGACGTCGTGACGACCGACACGCCCGGCATCCTGCCCGAGCCGATCGTCGGCGCGGTCTACAACAACTTCCGCGGCCTGCGTCCCGTCGTCGACGCGATCGGCGTCAAGGCGATGCCCGGTGGCGGCAAGGTGTTCCGTCGCCCCGAGGTCACGACGCACACGTCCATGGCGGTCAGCCCCGGCGAGAACCAGGCACTTCAGTCCGGCACGTTCGTCGTGTCCAACAACAACGTCACGAAGGGCGTTTACGGCGGCTACGTCAAGCTGTCCGAGGAGGACATGGACTGGACCGAGCCGGAGGTCATCGGCCTGCTGCTCGACGACATGGCCCGCATCTACGCCAACACGACCGACAACGTCGCCGCCGACAACCTCGCCACGGGCGCCAGCCTGACCGTGTCGTTCCCTTCGGCGGACTACTCAAAGCCCGAAGAGTGGGTGAAGCGCATGTACCTCGCCGGCGAGGCGATCCTCACCGGGTCCAACGGCAACCTGCCCACTCACCTCTTCCTTGCCCCGAACATGTGGCGCCAGATCGGTCTCCTGTCGGACGACCAGGGACGCCCCCTGTTCCCGCAGGTCGGTCCGATGAACGCGTTCGGCACCATGTCGCCCGCCTCGGTTGGTGCCACCGCTTTCGGCCTCACGGTCGTCGTGGACCGCAACTTCGCGGACGACACGGTCGTCATCGGAGACCCGTCCGGCTACGAGATCTTTGAGCAGCAGAAGGGCGCCATTCAGGTCGACACGGCCGACGGCGCGCTGGCTCGGATCATCAAGTTCCGCGGCTACTTCGCCACCCTGATGATCGACAACCAGAAGTTCCGCAAGATTCTCTGGACCTAGTCCGGTAGGAGGGCCTACATGGCCGCCTACACGGTCACACACAAGCAGCTGACGGACAATTACGCCGTCCTCCAGTTCCTCACCGCGACGGAACTGCAGGTCGGCGGGTCCATCGTCGTCACTGGCGTCGACGCGACGTTCAACGGGACGTACACGGTCTACGACCTGCCCCAGTACGAGTTCGTTGGGGTGGACGACGAGGGCGACCTGCTGTTTGATCCGGCGGTCCTGATTCCCAATCAGGTGCTGTACGCCAAGACGGCTGCCGACGTGGACCGGCAGGCGTCGTCCGGGACGGTCACGTACAGCCCGGTCTGCACCTGGGTGTCGACACAGGACCTGACGAACTATCTGAACATCACGGTGGCGTCGGCGAATGACACGACGCTGATCGGGCAGGCCCGCGAGGCTGCCAACCAGTTCTGCTGGCGCCGCCGCATGGAAGCGGGCTATGTGGACTCGCTGACGACAGTCCCCAGCGCCGACGTCAAGTTGGGCACCCTCATGTACGGCGCGGCCCTGTACCGGGCGCGCGGCTCGAGCGGCGACACGTACGCCACGTTTGACGGCATGGGCGCACCCACCGTCGTGGCCCTCCCGGCGATGACCAAGCAGCTGCTCGGCATTGACCGGCCCGCGGTCGCCTGATGGCTGGCACCGGACTGTTCAACGAGGCGCTGGACGACCTTGCCACAACCCTCGGTACGCTGACCGGCGTCCCGATTGTCCGTGACCCGCGGAACATCACGCCCGGCTGCGTCCTGATCGGCGCGCCGTCCTTTACGGCATGGAACGGCAACATCGTGCACCTGATCGTCCCGTGCACCGTCATCTCGTCCGGTCCGGGCAACCAAGACGCGCTTGACCAGCTGCTGACGATTGCCGCATCCGTGCTCGGCAAGAACGTCGCGGTGACGGACGGCCGGCCGGTGCAGGTCACGATCGGCGGCGTCGACGCACCCGCCTACGAACTGACCGTCAAGATGCAGGCGCAAACCGCCTGACACCCGTAGAGTAAGCCCCAAGAAGGAGACCCCCCATGGCCACCAGCACCTACCTCTCGAACCCCAAGGTCACTGTCAACGCGGTGGACCTGTCGGACCAGTGCACCGCGGCGACGTTCACGATCGCCTACGACGCCCTCGAGTCGACGGCCTTCGGCGACACGGACCGCAAGTTCACCAAGGGTCTCGGCAACCACACGTTGACGCTGACGTTCTATGCGTCGTTCGCGTCCAGCGAGACCTGGGCGACCCTCAACGGTTTGGTGGGCACCACCACGACGGTCATCGTCAAGCCGGACGCCACCGCGGTCGACTCCGCCACCAACCCCGGGCTGACTTTGACGGGGGCCTTTCTCCCGTCCTTGCCCATCGCGACTTCGGTGGGAGAGCTTGGAACCATTGACGTGACCCTCCAAGGTGGAGTGTTCACGGCTGACACCACGAACCCGTAAGCCACGCCTTCACCGGCCCGACACGGAGGAGAACCCGTGAACCTGCGCATCCAGTGGCGGCTCAAGCCGACCGACGATTACCAGTACTTCCAGACGAACCTGTACACGTTCGTCATGTGGGAACGGGACCTGCGGCGCAAGATGACCGACGGACGCGGCCTCGGGCTCGAGGACTGGGCCCACTGGCTGTATACGCACCTGAAGGTCACCAAGCAGACCGATGCGGCGTCGTTCATGGACTGGCTGGCTGCCAACCCGGACGCGGAGGCGCTGCCGGTCGCGGACGAGACCGATCCAAACCCTACCGACGGGGCACCTTCCGACGAGAGCTAGCAGAACTGCTGCTAGTCACCGGCTGGTGGCCCCCGAACATCGAGTTTGACGTGCAGGACCTCGCTACCGTCATGCACGTGTGGAAGGAAAGCCGATGAGCGCCACAGCCACGGTGGACGTCGCCGACGTCAAGAAGATCC